TCAGGAGTTACAAATGTAATTGCTCCTGGAGCTATTGCTTTACCTATATTATACACCCAAACAGGTAGTGAAGCAGGACAAGCTGTTATTACTATGAGTTTTGATGATTTATCCGGAGGTGAACCAATCCCTGCATATACAGGTTCAGCTAAATCTTCTGGTGTTGATCTAATTAGCTCGGGACAAATAAGAACTTTTAACGCAATATCTTCTACAACGGGAGCTGATGTTACATATAATACAGGACTTGATTATTTTGAACTACAAAAAACCCCCTCAGGAAGTGTAACAATAACTCCTACTCTTACTTTAAGATGTAAATTCCAAGAAATATCATATCAGGAACGAGATGGTTTGATCGATGTTTATTTCCAAAGACAACCTAGCGGATCTTCATCATGGACAACAATAGGAAATGTGGAAGCAGTAATTATATCTGTACAAAATAGTGGTAACCAAGATTACCAAATATTTAATTTTACCTCTCCTTCACAAACAGCAGCTTTTGCTGGTGACAGATACAGAGTACAAATCGCAGTTACAGACATAGGAGGTGGTAGTGCTGGGGATTTAACATATGTTTCAGATTCTGTGTTTAGCATAACCCAAACACCTAATTCAGTATCAGGAGGTATTACTTCTCCTTTTTGGACAGTAGGTAGCTCAAACCGCGCTGTATTAACAGGATCTAAATTTGATTCATCTGTATATGGAGGTAAACAAGAAGATATCTCAGGATCGGGATATTCCCCAACCTTACCTCTGACAGTACAAGTAGGAGATGAAATTAGATTTTCTGCTAATGAACAAAATGTATATCAAGTAATTTCAGCTTCCGCTCCAAACGAAAATGTAGATGATAAATTATATCTTTATTTAAGTGGTCCTGTTACCTCGGGAACTAATTTAGATAGTTTCCTATTAAGAAGATATTCACCAAATCCAAATTTTGTTTTAATAGAAACAAACAAAGGAGGTGGTTCAGGAGATGGGTTTTTAATCCCAGAATATGTTTCTCCTCGATTAGAAGCTAGATTTGATGAAATAATCGCAGACCTTGAAGAAAAAAACATAATTTAATATATTTATAATCAAACTAATTTTACACAATGGGATATTTAAACAATTCAGTAGTAACAGTAGATGCTATTTTAACTACAAAAGGCAGAGAACTCTTAGCTAGAGGTGATGGTTCTTTCTCTATTACTCAATTTGCTTTAGCAGATGATGAAATAGATTATACTTTATACAATCCAAATCACCCCTCAGGTTCTGCTTATTATGGTGAGGCTTTACAAAACATGCCCTTATTAGAAGCATTTCCTCAAGAAACTCAAGTAATGAAATATAAACTTACAACATTACCTAGAGGAACAGCAAGAATGCCTATTTTAGATTTAGGTACTACACAAATTACACTAAAACAAGGTGCTTCATTAGCATTAACACCTCAAACATTAAATTACGCAGGGGGTGATACTTTTGAATCATCTGGTTATACAGCAACTATTTCAGATGTTAGACTATTTTCAACGTTTGAAGGTGTTGGTATTGATACTCCTGAAGTAACAGCATTAAATCAATCAACAACAATTGGTACTAGTGTATCTAAAACAGTTGTAGGTACAACTATTAATATTAGAGCAACAACAGTAAATACTTTATTTGGTTCAAACACAGTATTAAGAGCAACACTTACTGTAGTAGGTAGGGATAGCGGAGCAAGACTTACAATCCCAGTACAAGTAAATAAAGTACAATAAATAAAAAATTATGTCATTTAACAGATTAGAAGCCGACGATTTTGTAGTATCAGCTGATAGTATCTCCGCTACTTTATTTTCAGGAGGTCAACCCACATTAACTACTTTTTTTACTTCCTCAACCCAAGCAGCCGATGCTTCAGGAAACTATTATTTAAATGTTTTCCAAACAGAATCTTCTGAAGATACTGCAGCCGTACAATTTGCCATTACTTATGGTAATAGTGAAGGGAGTGGTAGTTTAGTTTATAATAATTCAGTAAATGGAAAATCACCAACATCAACAATCTATGGTCAATATCAAAACCTTGTATTAGGTGATGAAAATACGGATTTTGTATTTGGTAATATTACAGCTTCTGAATTTTTTGCTATCTCTGTTGATAGAGCTAGATATAAAGAAAAACTATTTTTAGAATCTTTAGATCTTCAAATTTCAGGTTCATCAGGTTCTATTTCATTAACAGATAATAGTGCTTATGTAACTTCAGTTCAATTTAATGAAGCTGGTAGAGTATTCCAATTAATCTCAGGATCACGAGGTGTAGTAAATACATCAGTAGATAGTAATGGATACTCAGCTAATTCGGGTTCTTATGGATGGTTACTTCCTGATATTGGTACTATTTTATTAAATCCATTAGCATTAGCTGATTTTCCGATCAGTGGTGGTATTGGTTTCCAATATAGTGGATCATCTACAGGTAGTGCCGCCCCTACAGTAACACCTATGGCTTCTTTATTTCAAGCTATGAGTGGATCAGGAAACTTTAGATTAAACTCAGAAGAAACTATTACTTCGGATTTTATATTTGTAAGACCTAGAAGTTCAGAATTTAACTATTCAGAAAATCCATCATTTATTTCTGGTTCTACTGGTGAAGTACTGTATTCTAATTTTATCAATAACCCACAAGTATATGTTACTACAGTAGGTTTATATAATGATTCGAATGAATTATTAGCAGTTGCTAAACTATCAAGACCTTTATTGAAAGACTTTACAAAAGAAGCTCTCGTTAGAGTAAAACTAGATTTCTAAAATGAATGAGCGCATACAAACAATTTTTAGCATCCGATGTAATTGTAACCCCATTTGAGGTTAATAAGTCTTTTTCTTTTGAAGGGGGAGATGCTTTAACTGGCTCTAATGTCTCTATTGATAGATTTTTAGGAAAAAATATACAATCTGAAATATTTATCTCAGGTTCAAACCCTACTACAGGTTATATTTCTACTCAAGACCAAGAATTAGTTTATAATTCTATTAAAGAATTATATTATTCTAATTATTTAAGTTCATCATTTGGTTCCCCAGTCCAAACTCAATCTTTAGTTCCTGGAGCTGATCAAGAAGGAGATAGATTTATAGGTAATCCCCAATCAGATGGAAGATATTTTAATTATGAACAAACTAATTTAAGATATTCTAAATTTTTTCCAACAGGAGCTAATGATATTATTGGTGTAATATCTATTCCTTCTCGGTTATTTGGTGATTATATTCAACCAAATTCTTTTGTATTTAAAGCACCAAGTATTAATTTAACAGATGATGGTGAAGGTAATATTTTAAATAATAATCAAATTGTAGGAAATATATTTTATTCTCACGGAATTATTACTTTAACTAGTGATGGTGTTCCTGGAGGTGATGGATATGGAGCTGGTAAATACGGTGAAGCATTATATGGATTAGGTGATAGTCAATTTATAGAAGATGCTATTACTTCATCAAATGTAACTTGTTCATTTTCATCCTCTTATGATATTTACGAAACACAGTATAAATGTACTATTAGAGAAAGTGAATTTAATTTTAGTTTAAACCCTTCTTTAATAATTAATGAAACAACAGGATCAACTTTAAGTTTTGTAACAGAATCTTATTTTAGTCCTTACATTACAACAGTTGGATTATACAATGAAAATCAAGATCTTTTAGCAGTAGGTAAATTATCTCAACCTTTACCTTCATCGCCTACAACAGATACAACAATACTTATAAACATAGATAAATAATTATGGCTAATTTAGATAAATCAAATGTAGTAAACGGAAATATCATCTCAGCAAGTGATATTAGTGCCCTTTATGATGCGTTTACAGGGGATACAACTTATAATAATATAGATTTTACAGGTACAGCTTCAAATGCTAATGTTATTAAATATACTTCATTATCAACGAATCAATTTTATCCTGTACCATTTATTATAACAGCTTCATCAGATTATTCCCAATTATATAAAGATACTGCTGATAATATTTTATATAATCCTAGTAGTAATTTATTACAAACAACCGCTTCTTTAGCAGTAACAGCTTCTTATGTAGCTTCAACCGAACAAAGTGACACAGTAGTAGTTAATATTAATACAACTGGAAACAGAAAAGGTTATGCTTTTGCAGGAGTTTCCCTAGGAGGTGCAGTTGTTGATCTAACATCAGCTCATGTAGGTTTACCTGTACCAACTGCTTTAGGAACAGATTTAACAGTTACAGCTAATGATGCTTCAACCCCTGGTGTTCCTAATACTATTGGAATATCTTATTCTGCACCTACTATTACATTTACTAATGCTGGTGGTGCTGATGTAGTATACCAAGGTTGGGTTTGGTTATAAAATTAAAAAATTATGTGGTTATATAAAAACGAAGAGGTTACCTCTTTAGAGGATTTTCCTCCTAATACTTTTGGATTTATCTATAGAGTTTACCATGAACCTACAGGTAAAGCGTATATTGGAAAAAAAGTATTACAATTTAATCGTAAAGCTAAATTATCTAAAAAGGATTTAGCATTATATGAAGGT